TCTTTCTTTATATCAGGTGGTTGAAAATATACTGTGTTCATAACTAAAATACTTATAACAAGGTTTATACTCCATATTCCGCTTTGCTCCATACAGAGCATACACAACCGTTATGTTTAATTAATCTCTTCCATAAACATAAAAAGCATATGGATTCTTTATTATTTTATAAGGCTTTTTTAAATCTTTACATTTACACCCCATTTTAGACTCTACTAACCTTCTAGCTTGATGTACATTTTCAGCTAAAGCACATATCATACCTGAATAGTAACCAGTTAGAACATCATCATCCCAAACGTATAACTTTAATTCTTTCATTTTTTCTTTTCTTTTAAAATATTAATAATTCCATTTATAAAATGCTCTACAATATTACCTTCTTTATTTATGTAAATCATCGGTAATACCTTACCCCATGTATCTTACTTTATTTTCTTATTTATAGAATCTTTAAACTCTTTAGATAAATTTAGTAATATTTTTTTAATACAAACAACTGTTTTTATTATTTATAATGATTCTAAATTACATTAAAAACTTTTTAGTATATTTACATTCATGTGGATAACTAGGTTATTTGGAGCTGTAAAAAACTTTGATAGTGACATCGTAAGTAAAGAAATACAGCAAGAAAGGTTATCTATATGTAATCAATGTCCTTTTAAAAGAGCATACTTTAAAACACTTCTAGTTAATAAAAAAGGAGTTGCACAGTGCAAAATATGTAAATGCTCTTTAACTGATAAAGTTTTATGGAGTGATGAAAAATGCCCTAAAAATAAATGGACGTAAACGAAAACCTAAGAAACCTAGATAAAGAAACTAGGGAGCTAATAAAAGAAGCTGTTAGTAATACATTTGGTAAAATGATTCCAAACGGTAAAAGCTTAAATTATTTAGTAGAACTATTTAAACAAAACGTAGAACCAAATTTTAGTATATCATGTGGGAAATGTCGAAAAAGAGTAATAAACTTTTGGATGCAGAGGCTCAAGAATTGGGAGATGTTTTAACGAAAACACTTTACTCTATTGTAGATAGTGCTATGGATGCTAGACACGCTGTAACTTTGTTAATAGATGCTGGTGTTATTAAAGAATCTGTCATTAGAGATGTAGCTATTTACAATGACTTCTTAATAATGTATAGAAACCCATTAAATGGTACTATGGGTATTTATTACAATCTATCTATTAAGTATGATATATCTGTTGAATCAATAAGAAAAATAGTTAAAAAGCATTCTAAAAAGAAATAATTAATTATATTTGAAATGCAAGTTACTTACATACGGTAAGAATGATTAAAATTGGTGTAAAGGGAGTCTTAACGGATTCCCTTTTTTATTGGTAATAATAATAACATTATGTTAAATAGGTTTGTAGTACAATTGTATTATGAATTGGTATAACATTCAAAATTCTATTAATAACCTATCTATTTCTATAGATGAGGAAATAGGCTCTTTTGGTGTCAACGCTAAAGACTTTATTGAAGAAGTACAAAGCAATGGATCTAAACACATAGAGCTTACTATAAATAGCGGTGGCGGTTCTGTATTTGAAGCGTTTGCTATTTACGACTTTTTGAAAACATCTAATTTAAACGTATCTGTTAAAATTGTTGGGGTTGCTGCTTCTGCTGCATCTGTACTAGCCTTAGCTGGTGATACACTGCCTACAATGACTGAAAACTCTGTTATAATGATTCATAACGCATGGATGCCTGTTATTTCTATGGCTGGTATGAATAGTGAAGAAATTAGAGACTACCAAAAAGAGTTAGAAAAAGATGCTAAGTTAATGGATGCTTTAAATTTAAAGATTGCTAAGATTTATTCAAATGCAACTGGTTTAGGTTTAGAAAAAGTTCAACAAATGATGTCTGAGGAAACATGGATTTTTTCAGAGGAAGCTAAAGAGCTAGGGTTTGTTAGTGAAGTTAAAGAAGGTAAAAAGATTGCTGCCTTTGCTTCTGCAAAAGACTTAGCGAAAATGGGGTATAAGAATACTCCTAAAGATTATGTAAATCAATTAAATAACGTGAATATGTCTGAAAACTCAGAAAAGTCCTTAATGGACAAGTTAAAGGCTTTAATTGGAGGTACTGAAGAAGCACCAAAGAAAGAAGAGCCTAAAAAAGAAGTTGACATGGAAGCATTAACAGCTGAGATTTCAGCAAAGTTAAACGCTGAAATTGAAGCTAAGTTAGAAGCAAAAGATGCTGAAGCTAAAGAGCTAAAAGCTGCACATGAAGCAGAAATTAACGCTAAGGCTAAAGAATTAGAAGCTGCTAAAAAAGAATTGGATAAAGCAAAAGCATCAAGAAAGCCATTAGAGGCTAAAGAAGATGTAACTAAGCCAGAAGCTAAAGCTGAAGAGGTTGATGAATTAGGTGCTACTATTCTTAATATTTTAAAATCTTCATACAACGCTTAATTAAATTAAAAAATGGCAAATTTTATTACACAATCTATTGACAATACTTACTCAGGTAAGGATTTCACACAAATTTTATTCGCTCCACAAGAAGGAAGCGACGACTTAGCAGGGATTAGAGTAATTCCTAACATTAAGGTTAAAGCTAACATGTATCTTAACTCATCTTTAACTAAAGTAGTTCGTAAGTACTCTACTTGTGGTTTTGCTGCTACTGGTGGTGTTACTGATGTTTCTGATAGAACTTTAGAAGTTGAAAGACTTAAAGTAAACTTAGAAGAGTGTGGTGATGCTTTTTATGGAACTATCTTTGAAGAGTTTTATGGTGCTGGTACTGCAATTGATGAATTATTACCTACTGTAGTTGGTGAAGTTGCTAGAAAAAGAGTTGCTGAAGCTATTGCTGACGATAATGGTCGTATGGCTTGGTTTGCTGCTTCTACTGCTGCTGATGCTGATTTTGACCAGTTCGACGGTTTTATCCAGCATTTCGTTACTGATTCTGCTGATTTAGGTCAGTATGTTGAAATGTCTACAATTGCTAACGTTGAAGGTACTGATGGTACTTTAGATGCTGATGGTGCTTATGAGCTTTTAAAATCTGCATACGAAAACCAAACTAAAGTATTAAGACAAATGCCTAACAGTGCAAAGTCTTTTAGAGTTACTTGTACTATCATTGATAACTTAACTACTACTTATGAGCAGTTAGGAACAGGTAACAATTTAGGATTATCTAGGTTAATTGATGGTCAAGGTGAGTCTACTTTAACTTTCAGAGGTATTCCAGTTGTAGAGATTACAGGATGGGATACTCAATTAGCTGATGCTGCTAACCCTAACTCAGGAGGTAACGGTATTGATATTGGTGCTAACATGATGGTTTACACTGTAAACGATAACTTAGTATTAGGTACTGATGTTAATGATGCAGCTTCTCAATTGAAGTTCAGAAGTAATGATGATGATGATGAGTTGTTGAAAATTATTGCTAAGTACAAAATGGGTACTCAGTTTGTTTTCGGAGAGTTAATATCTTTCTACTTCTAATAAATAATAAAGCCCCTCTTAATGGGGGGCTATTTTTTAACTAATAAAATTATAAAAATGTCAGAAATTTCAACAGATATTTTAATGTCTTGTAATGATGAAAACAGACGTGGTGGTATCAAAGATGTTTACGTTATTAATAAAGATGATATTGCTAGCTTTACCGCTTCTACTGATGACCATTCTTATACAGCTGTAGTTTTAGCTGATACTGATGCGAAATGGTATGAAATAGAAGGTGACCTAGAAACTAAATTATACAGCTCTGAAGGTTCAAGAGAAAATGGTTCTATCTCTTATGAAACATCTTTAGAGATATTTTCTCCAAGAATGGAAAAAGTTAAAGCTGCTGGTATTAACTCTTATGTTGAGTCATGTGGTTTAGTAGTGGTATTTGTTACTTATAACAAAGAAACTACAGAAAACAAAGCTTTTGTTTTAGGATGGGATGAAATTATGGAAGAGGATGCTCATGTAGATGCTATCGCTAATGAAGTTTTAGAGGCTGAATTACAAGGGCAAAATGGTTACACTGTTACTTTTGCAGGAAAGCAAGCACAGTTACTAAGAGAATTTGTAGGAACTATTGAGACAAATGGTGGTTCAATTAGCTTAGGAGCTTAATTTATTAAAGATCATAACTTGGCTTATGGCGGGATAACTTGGTTTAACAAGTGAAGGGGAGTCTTAAATGATTCCCCTTTTTTATTAATAACAGTATTGTAATTGCAACTTCCTACGGTCGCAGTCGCACAAGCTCAATTACAAGGATGTTAAAGGTAATATTGTTCAAATTATATCTTTGTCACAGTTCTTGCAATAAGTCCAACTTTCAAACATGTCGTTAACATCTGTTGCATGGTTAGGTTTTTCACAACACGTACCCTTAACATCATCT